TATTTTATATTTTATGGACAGTGTACTGTGTCATCACAGGCTCTGCTTATTGGACTTACTTGTTGTGCATTTGTCGAACCACTACCTGTAGAGGTTATTTCACCACAGTAAATAGTTGTTTCAACTTCTTGGGTTACTAAATTTACTCTTTTATACTGAATAACCTCACCGACAACATTAGTGTTAAATCTGTCATTCATTGTCCAAAGTTGACCTGTAGTACAATCTTCTAATGTAATAGTATTACAGTAGTTGCTTTGCTTGTCTGTAACTACACCGCTTTGTACCCTATAGATGTATCCGGTAGGATGTAAATACCACCCATCATTTACGGATACTGCACCGTTATTATCCGCAAAAATATAATCGTGAACAAACACATTGTTTTGAGATGATTGACCATTTACCGGAACGTGATAAACATATTGGTCTAAAATTTCAGCACAAGCTTGTTCTTGGTTTGAATTGTACCCTGCAAGAAGTTTAGGTATTTCTACAGGACATTTAACATCAATACTCCAAACAGTTCCACCACAAGGTCCTATAACCTCTACATTTACAACAGTAGGAGATGGGTTTGGTTTTGGCACAACCATAACACAATCACCCGGACCACCTGCAGTTAGTTGGTTTTGAGGTGCGTTTATAATTACAGTCTCAGAATTCCCTGTATTAACAAATGAAGAACCTGAGTATTCATAAACTGTAAGATTGTAATTTCCTTCTATCGCACCACCACAACCACCTTGACTTCCTGTTGAACCTATGAATGTTGGCACTCCTGCAGTTCCTGATTGTAACAAACCAAACTGTGGTGAACTTAATTTATTGTAAGTTGTTCCGTCATAAATAACTTTAATACCGTCAGGCACATTTGCAGGGTCAAACGTTATAACTATAGCACCCGTATCTGTAGCAGTTCCTCCCGTATCTACGTCTAACCTATAAATACCTTCACCACCTGATGCTGCTATGGAAGTTCCGCAAGGAGTAGCACAAGTAGGACAAATTTGAGGAGGTAATAATTCAAAAAAATTGCCTACAGGGACTTGCTCTCTTGAAACCACACCATCTGAATAAAAAGCAGCAGGTGCATAATTAGCCAACGTGGGGTCTGTGTATACCGCAGTTGAGTTGCTTAGTGTTGTTCCGTCTATGTAATATATTGCCATAATATTTAATTTTAATCAGGTGATTCGTTACAACCACAACAAGCACCTAATAGGTCGTTACCTTTACATAAATCTATTGCAGTTGGTTTTCTTAAATCCCATACTAAATACAAATAATCTCCATCACTACCACCCGGCATTGTGAATTCACCTGTATAAACATTTGGTTGACCCGAAGTGTCAGTAACCAAAGTAGTACACTGTGGTATTAATGCAGCTATTGATTGTGATGTGTTTGCAAAGTTATCAGCAGTTCTGAGATATCTAAGTTTATTAGTATTGTTATCCCAAACTGCAGTATCTGTAACAAACTTGTTCCATAACATTTTTACAGTAGAACCTGTTGTTGGAATTGCTCCATTACCTTGCTGACCTGAAACCACATTATAATAACTAACTACAGGATTACCTGCACCCGAGTCAAACTGAACTAACGTAGATGTTAATGGAGAAACAAAAGTACCATCAACGTATCTAAACTGAGTATGAATATCCAAACCTGATTCATTTGCACTTGTGGCAACAACCTCTATAACGGTTATTGTTTTTGCATCAGGACAAGGAACATTTAGGGTTAAGGTTACTGCATTAGTAGAACTTATTGTTACATTTATTTCAGTAACTGAAATCACATTTTTCTGAATAACTACACTTCCACTTGAATTCTCATTAGATACAGTTGTGGTGTTACCATTATACTCAATAATAACATCAAACGTTCCACTGATTTGAGCAACATCCCAAACTATTTCAACAGGTCCTATAACCTCTCCCATTTCAAAACAAGCATCAAAATCTTGTGAAGCAAGAATTGTAAGTTGTTGTGATACACCACAAGCCACACATTCTTTTTCCACAGGAATTAATTCTTTATTTGAATTTAAAACGTACTCATTCATATAAGGGTCAAACCCTCCTAACTTTTGAGTTTCAAATTGTGTGTTAAACAAATCTCTAAACCAAGTACGCATACCATATCCTGATATAGTTTCAAGACTGTCGTTTTGGTAACTTGTTCCACTGAGTTTTAAAACTGCACCACGCTTAGCATCAGTAAAATATTTATCGGGACCCCATTTAGCAAAACTTTCAGGGTTGTGACTAATGCCAAACTCTTCTATTCTTGCTATTTGAGTTCCTAAAACCTCAGGGACCGATTGTAATAAGTTACCTGCACCTGCATCTGACAATAGATTCTTTCCCTGAAGAACATAGGATATCTTATCCTCTTGCAATGTTAGTACATCAGTCTCTCTTGCAAATAATTTTTGAATAGGACCAAATGATTCTTCTAAAGCTTTAAAGTTTAGTAATCCTCCGTTAAATTCATTAAGTCTATTTACGTTTGATTCATCATTGTAAATACCACTGTAAGTAATATCTGCTCCTCTTCGAACTCTTGAATAGTCTATAGCCTCTGTAGAAGTTACTCTATTCCCAAGTTTAAAATCCTTGCCAATTACACTGTCTCTAATTTTATAGCTTTCAACACCATTTCCAAACGCATAACAATTAAAAAACTTTGAATCAATTATTGCAGGTTGATTAGTTGATATTACTTGGTTTTGAATATTACCTAAGTGTGTACCTGCCGGTATTGGGGTTGAACCTATATTTATATCTGTCGGGTCAAACGGTGGTGTTGAAGGGTTTATACTAACACTACCACATTCTGCAGCTAATGTTATTGTGGTTCCTGAACCTGCCGAATTGCCTGTAACTAAAACCTGCTGAGGTGACCCATTAATATCAACGTAGTCAAATACCACATCGTTTATGTCGTCATTCTCTATTGTGAAATTACATATGTTGTTTCCTCTAATAACACTAAATGTTTCTGAACCTTCATACCAAATATCCGGTGATGCATCAAGTGGCTCACTTTCAAAAACACAAGTATTCTCTGCTCTAAAAACAGTAATACAAACTTTTAAAGAAGACCTTCTTTTCTTAGTGCTACCACACGCTCTTGTACCTCTTGTTTGAAAATACAATTGGTTTGTAGAAGAGTTTCTATAAAACCCAAAATATATTGTACACAAATCTTGAGGAAGAGAACCTGTAGTTGTACCTACATAATCTGTATCAAAATCACAACCACTTCCCGGATTACCAATACTACTAACACCAAGTGCTAATACATCTTTTATATTATCTCCCTCAAACCATTCTTGAAAGTTGTCGTAATCTTGAGAAGCAACTGCAGTTTTTTCTAAGTTCCATCTTCTACCCTCACACTTATTCCCCGAACCTCTTCTTTTAACCTCTATGTCAAAAGTAACTCTTGAGTTTGCAGGAATGGTGTAATCTGTATTTGTAGAGCCGGGAATATTAGGGTCCGGCTGAGATAAGGTTACCGGATAATTAACCTGTGGGTAACTACCTGATGATTTTCTCGTTTCGCTTTTACAACCATAATCTACAACTGCATTCTCTCCTTGCTGAACTCCAAACGAATTAGCCTTAATCTTCATATAAGTTCCTGAAGGAATAGGAAGATTCGTAGTTGGGTCTGCCTCGGATGCTACCTCTATAAAGTCTTTTTGCTTAGCATCTTTTTCAAGAACAGTAGCAAATACACAACCTGAAGTTGGACCATCAACATCTCTCTTTACAATCAGTCTTTGACCCTCTGTAATCTTTTGAGAGTTTTCTCCTTGAAGTAAAAAGTACGTTTGACTATCTTGTGGGTCGGTAAAGAATATGCTTGAATAAATTGTTTCATATGTTTCTCTATCAGGCTTTATAGCAAACTTATAATTTGTTGCCCAAAATGGAGCAATTTGTGATGTTGGTATATTAACATATATACTGTTAGCAGTATCAGAGTCATCACAGGAAAAATGAGTTGTATTATATTGGCTAACCAATGCAGGTGTTGAACGATTAAACTCATCCATATAAATAATACCAACCTCATACCCTCTGTTACTATGTAGACTTTCTCCTGAACCTAATTTGTTATATAAAAGTTCTACATCAACTGCTTTAAAATATTCAGTTGTTATAGTTGTAGGTGTTACAATATCAGGCGAAGCATATTGAGCAGCAGGAAATCTAAATTTAACAATATTAGAACCCGGAGTTACATCAAGCTGAATAGCTTGTTCTACTGCACTTATACCACTTTGATAAATAAGTTCTGTTCCGTCTAAGTCAGGTTTAAATAATCTATTAAAAGCATCTGTCATTGTGCTACCATCATCTCGAGTAGCCATAGGCTGAATATTACCACCGGGTAATGAAGTACCTAATTGACCTAATGTAATACTACTTATTCCCCATTCATACACACTTGCATAATCTTGTTGTAGCAAGAAAGTATACTGAAATAGTAGTTCTTCATTTGTTTCAACAGGTGTTGTTCCACCACTAAAGGATGCGTGTTCAAATGTACATAACACTGTTATTGTAGCACCCTCTACTAAATCAACTCCTTGAAAGTCATATTCTAAACCTGCATCGTTTATTGTTTGAGAGCCATCTATTGTGTAGTTAACATTAAAAGATTCCCCTTCAACGTCTGTGTCATCAAAAGATTCTGAAACTGCTTCTGTTGTATAATCAAGTCTAACAGGATTACCGTCTCCTGTAACCATATTATATCCCTCAACATAGTTACCGTACATAATTCTGTTACCCATTAAGGTTGATGCTTGAGCAAGTAACGGAACGTTGTCATACAGTCTTAAAACTTCTGCCTCAGGTAATATTGTAAAAATTTTACTATTAGTAAAAGAGTATGTTACATCCTGAAAGTCTGAATAACCTTGGTCATTCTTATTAAGTTTTTCAATGATTTTTATAACAGGACTGTTAGCCTCTTTGAACAAAAGGTCAACCCCTTTTACTAAAGGTCCTCCTGTATTAAACGTAACTAAAGCCGTGTTATAAATGTTAACCACACCCTCATTAAGATAACTCTCACCGGAAAACAGAAAAGGTCCCGGATTAAAAGCAGGTGGTGTAAACTGTGATGTAGCCGAATACTCATCATCATCATACTTGTATCTATACCCAAAACAAATAAATCTTTCCTCTAAAAAGTTTTCCTGACTACCTGTTTGTAATAGTAAAATATCAGGTGCGTGAGTGGGAGGTTTTTTAATAACCAATATATCTTCTGCAGGAAATCCATCTACTCCACTTGCATCAGGATTTGCATAATTTTTTTGTACATTTATTTTTCTTGGAGGATTATAATTATCTGTAAAAAACAACAAGTTTTCTACCTTATCAACTCCTGTAAATAAATAGTCATCATTAAAGTTTAATGTAGTATCTACACCGCCACCATCGTCTTTACTAATAATGTGATATACAACTATATTATTATTTGAATTCCAAGAAACTATTAAGTCCAACTTACCTGTGTTGCTATCAGTAAATGCAGGGTCGTGTATCATCCAATAAATGGTTTCAAAAGCACCATCCTCAAAAGCACCTATACATTTGGCTTGAGCAGATAATGCAACACCATCAACTTGAATATTGGTTATTAATAGATTACCCTTTGAGTTTTCTATAACCCCTATTTCAGCACCTTCCGTTGAACCCATACGAACATTTAATGCATCAATGTACTCCCCGTTTGGAACGAGTCGCTCATCAACCATTTTGTTCATTTTACCTTGGGTAAAGTTTCTTGTTATATTCGCCATATTATTTTAGCCACTTATCTCTACCCCTTAAGTTTTGCAATAGTCTTCCGGGATGTATGTTACTAATTCTAATTTTTGCATTTCTTAAGAGTGCAGCTTTACGCTTTCTCTTTCTTGCAACAATATATTCTTGAGTATTAAGTTTAGTGCTAAGTATTGCAAACTCAATGTATGCATAAATAAACTCTTCAAATAATTTATTCACTGTAACTAAACTATCATCACCATTCTCCATACCATCAGAAACATATTCAAGAACACATAACTCACCTGACATACCTGAACTAAAATTAATTACACCTCCTTTGGGGTTAATTTTAAAAGTAGGATTAGCGTTTGCAGTCTCTGTATTTAAACCATAACGTGCACCAATTCCATATTCAAAGTACCAAGCACCATCTACACAATGACCTGCTTTTCCATAATACTCTGAGTTTTGATTTAAGTATATGCTTTGTTTAGTTCCTTTTATTCTGTCGTAATCTAAATCTGAATATTGTGGAGATAAAGCATTGCCGTCTAAATCAAACAATATTCTACATTCATTATCCTGTAAATAAGCACCGGACCAATTAGTCTGAATATTTTCTGTTAAAGGCATTAATAAGCCATCTCTATACAAAGAGATTCTCACCCAATTAACGTAGTCTGATGGAAGAACATATCTCAATGTGTCACAGACACTTAGTTCTAATATTTTTATTTCTTTAAATGCATCGTAGTTCAGTTCTTGAATCGCTCTTTTTGCGTGAAACAAAACTTTAAATCTTTCTTCGTTGTTTATCAAGTTATGATTCCCTGCATACATTAACATAAAATTGTTAACTATATCTTCAAGAGAGACATATTGATATGAACCCCAATTTGCATTTTCAGGAGGTAGTCCCCCATTTTCATAATACTGATATTGTGATATATAACTCATAATTATTTCTCTTCTTGGTTATTGGATTGTTCTTCAGCCTGAGCGAATTGAACTGCACCTATTTCTCTTATAGACATACCTGCATATTGCAGTATTTTATTTATTAAATTAACCTCATCATCGTTTGGTAATTCAAAATCCTGATAATCAGCAGCACTCTCATCAAACGAAGGTTCTCCATTAATCAATGTAACGTATGTCCAATTTGGTGTATAAGGGAACCTTATGTATTGACATATAACTTGACCCGGGTTGTTTATAGTATAAGGGAACATATCACCCACCAATGCCTCTTGCGTATAAGCCGGGTATGTTAGATTCGGAGAAGTAAGAATAGAGTTGTTAAGCATAGTTATTTTGCTATGCGTAACTTTCTCTGCTTCCTTTACTGTTCTTGCTTTAAAAACGGTATATGTAAGTGGGAATGTATTTACCACATTTGGAGCAACAGTGAGAGCATCACCCGTTGTGTTTATTGCAGTTACAACTAAATTATAAGCAATGTTTCCTATTTCTACACCAACTATATCTCCTATCTCTACACCATCTGCGTTAAAGTCTGCCGATGAATCTACTATTTTATTTTGACCACCAACGGTACTTGTAGTGGTTCCACTTGTAATTACTTTATTATTAATAAGCATTTTATTAATTAAGTAGTAATCGTTGTTAGTGGTTAATAGAGATGGCAAAAAATACCCATTAGTATTTACAACACTTTGAGTTAAAGGTAGAGTTTCAGAAAATGTATCAATAACCTCCTCTAATCCTTTGGTAATATCAGCATAACCCGTACCTGATTTACGAGCATTCTCTTTGTTAATCTGATAGTTGTAAGAATAAAAATAATCTTCAAATAAATCTAACTGTGCTTGTTTTGCAAATAAGTTAAAATCCGATGGGGATATATATCCGTAGTTATTCTTATTCAGTACCGACATTACTGTTTGTCTAACTGAATTTATCATCTGTCATTCTTTTTTACAAAGATAATGAAAAAAAAAGAGGAGTCAGAAAACTGACCCCTCTCTTAGAATAAGTGATTATTACTACTAATCCAATAAACCCTCTAAGTGTTTAAGTGCTTCTAATCCATCATCACTTTGTAAAAATGAACCTGCCATATCCTCAGCTTCTGCTCCAAAAGGAACATTTAGCATTTTGGTTTTATTAGTTGGTGTATTGTACCAAACTTCTTTACCGCTCTTACGAGTTGTCAATAAACCTTGGTCAAATAATCTTTGTATAGTTCCCATAAATTTCAAATCAGGGTCATTAATAACCTCTAAGAAATCAGAAGGATTATTTCTTGCGAATACTAATACATCTCTTTTTAATTCAGCAGTTGATAATTTAGTGGTATCAGTGCCAAACAATACTCTACATACATTTTCAAGTTGCTCAATAGATAGTTTTTTAGCTTCAGCTAAAGCATCTGCTTCCACCATAAGGTCTTCAACCTCTTTTGCCGCATCTTTAGCTTTATCCATTTCAGTAAACTGCTTTCCATTTAATGGATGATAATGAAGAAATTCTTGTAAAACTTGATTCTCTTTAGCAACGTGCAAAAACCCATCTTCAAAGATAATGGGTTCCATTAATGCATTCTCATCTTGCTCATCTACAAAACAAGACTTTTGGTTTCGTGCATAACGAAGTTCCCTGTTGGTTCCTGTTGTGTCATCAAAATGTAATAGTGAAAATCTTTTGGAGTGTCTAACCGGCAGCATAAAAGATAAAGGTGCTCGGTTTCTTGTAAGCTTGTAACTCTTAGCTACAAATTGCTTGTTGGTTTTTTTTGCCATTATTATAAAATTTAATTAAAGTTTAAAAAAAGGGAGAGTGTCTTTAAAGACACTCCCCCAATATAATCATCTTAATCTTGGAATAAGAAGAAGTTGTTAGCACCTAAAGTACATACTGCTCTTTCAGATAAGAAGTGAACCTCCATAGCATCTAAGCTTGAAGTTTCTGCTCCACCTGCAGAACCTGTAATCCAAGTCTTGTAACGTCTGTCTTCAGTTTCTGAAGCTCTATATCTAAC